GAGAACACATTCCAACCAAAAATTGGTTTCAAAACCAGATATGGAATGGTCTCAAACCCATTCGTAGGATCTACTCCTGCTAATGGTCTCGCATCTGCAAAGACTAACCAGTACTACAGAATCTTCAGAGTAGACAACATACTCAATACATAAGAAGGTCTTCACCTCTACACTTCAAGGGGCTCTTCGGAGCCCCTATTTTTTTGTATAAATAAAGTTATGGCAGAAGAATATACAAATTATAATTACTTTCAACCATCACAGTTTAAAGTACGAATAGACAGAAAAAGATTCGGTAACTTAGAATTTTACTGTCAAAGAGTATCTCATCCTGGAATTGCTGTTTCCGGTACAGTTGTTCCTATCTCTAGGCTAACGACTTTAGCAACACCTGGTGATACTTTAAATTACGATGAACTTGTAATGGATATTATAGCAGATGAAGATTTTAAAGGATATGAAGAAATATATTCTTGGTTAGAGTCTTTAACTAATACTAGAACAGATACTACGATTACACCGGCTCAAACGTATCTAGAAACTGATATATATCTTTCAGTGCTATCTAGTGCAAATAATATAATAAAACAATTTAAATATAAAAATGCTATTCCTACTAGTCTTGGTGCCATTAATTTTGAAGCAACTACTGGCGACACAGACATTGTAACATATCCAATAACATTCAGAATAGACTCATTTGAAATACTAACAGTTTAATATGAAAAAATATAATGAAGTTCCTTTGAAAAAAGGTTACTTGAACTATGATAAAAATGCTGAGCATGTAAAAACATTTAGTGGTTTATACAGGCCACTGATAGTTTTTGCTAATGAACCTGAAATAGGAAAACAACTTACAGATTTCATTGCTGAAGGAAAAAAGCATCTGATTGATTGGCCAAAAGATATAAATCTAAAAAATAAATCTACAAAAGAAATAAGAAACATATTGTCTCATAAGATTATTACTGATATAGTAATCAATAATGAGGATAAAAACACTATTAAAGATATAATCGACGTCAGTAACTACTACACTTATAGCTGCATAATGCTCTACAGTAGAAATGAACATAATAGCGTAAATGATTATTTGTGGCAAAAATTGAAAGAACATGGTGTAAGACGTGCTGCTTTCTGCAAAGAAGATTTTTATAAAGGTGCTGTTGATTGGACAATAATGTACAAAGCATTTAGATATCTTTACTTTAAACTAACAGAAGAACAGTTTACTTTTGCGCAAAAATATGGTATAATAAAATGTAAGGAAAGCGTGAATAATACTAAGAAACATAGTTCATATTCTAATATACATATTAATTGATGGAGAATATTTTTGTTAAACCTTGAAGAAATATTAGTTGATTGGGAAAAAGATAGTAAGATTAATGATAAAGATCTATCCAGTGCTTCATTAGATACAGCACTGATGCATGCTAAATATCTTAAATTATTATCATTAGCTAAATTGCAATCAAAAAAATCACAATTAAATCAAAAAACATTACTTAAAGACAAGTGGCTTTATTATAACAATAAAATGTCAAAAGAAGAAATAGATGAACATGGTTGGGATTATGATCCTTTTAAAGGATTAAAGATAATGAAATCAGATATGCACCATTGGTATGACACTGATAAAGATATACAAAAGAGTGAAGAAAAAGTTACTTACTATAAGACATTAGTTGAGACATTGCAAGAAATGGTAGAGACATTAAGATGGAGACATCAAACAATTGGTAATATAATAAAATGGAAGAACTTCGAAGCTGGTGGATAAGATTGTAATACAGAAAAAATCTCATAGCTCTATGATGATAGGCTGTGATTTTGGAGTTGCTGCTGAACTCAGTGACTTCTTTTCTTTTTTCGTTCCTGGATATAAGTTTATGCCTCTCTATAGAAATAGAGTATGGGACGGAAAAGTAAGATTATTTAATGCACAAACAAAAGAACTGCCATGCGGTTTATTGCCGTATGTACAGGAATTTGCTGAAAAAAGAAAATATAATATAGATTATGAAGACAGCGATTATGGACCACCAGAATCTTTTAATGATGTCGATGCTAGTGAGATTATGACTTTCATAAAAAGTCTAGACTTACATAATGGTGGACAACCTATAGAAATAAGAGACTATCAGTTTAACGCAATATGCGAGAGTATTAAAAGAAAAAGAGCCGTAATGTTATCGCCTACAGGCTCTGGTAAGTCATTGATAATATATGTATTAATGAGATGGTACTTAGAAAATTTTGACGAGAAGGTATTAATAATAGTTCCAACCACTTCTCTAGTAGAACAAATGTTTGGTGATTTTAAAGATTATTCATCAAATGACCAGTCATGGATAGCAGAACAAGAATGTCATGTAATATATTCTGGTAAACCTAAGACAAATATATCTGAAAGAATCTTTATCAGCACTTGGCAATCTATATACAAACTTCCATATACTTGGTTCGAACAATTCGGTATAACCTTTGGTGATGAATGTCATGGATTTAAATCCAAATCTTTAACTAATATAATGAATAAAGCAAGACTTTCTGAATATAGATTTGGAACAACTGGGACTTTGGACGGCACACAAACTCATCAATTAGTTTTAGAAGGATTGTTTGGAAAGGTTATGAAAGTAACTTCTACTAAAGACTTACAAGATAAAGATACATTAGCACCATTAGACATATTTTTAATAGAACTACAGCATGAAGAAGAAATAAGAAAGATGGCTGTTGGATTGAAATATCAAAATGAAATAGAGCTAATAATAAGAAGTCAGAAAAGAAACAACTTTATTAGAAACCTTGCACTAGATCAAAAAGGTAATACACTTGTTTTGTTTCAGTTCGTTGAGAAACATGGAAAGGTACTATTTGATTTGATAAATAGTAAGGCTAAGGAGGAAAGAAAAGTTTTCTTTGTTAGTGGTGCTACCGAAACATCTGATAGAGAAGCTATTAGAAAAATAACGGAGGGACAAAAAGATGCTATCATCGTGGCTAGCTTGGGTACTTTTTCCACTGGGATTAATATTCGTAATCTCCACAACATCATCTTTGCATCGCCGTCTAAAAGCCAGATTCGAGTTTTACAATCGATTGGAAGAGGACTCCGTAAAACAGAAGATGGAAGAACTACCAAACTCTACGACATTGCGGATAATCTCCAGCATAAATCGAGAAAAAATTACGCGCTCTCTCACGCAGAAGAAAGATTAAAAATTTATAGAAAAGAAAAGTTTAATTATAAGGTTGTTAAAGTTAAACTATGATTGTCTTAGGACTTAGTGAAGGATATCATGATGCAGGAGCCTGTCTTATAGAAGACGGTGAGATACTTAGTGCTACTCACGCTGAAAGACTATCTCGTAAAAAGAATGATAGATGGCTACATAAAAAACAAATACATCTTACTAATTTTGCTCACAAAATTGCATTTCATGAAAAAACTTGGTTAAAATTTACTCGACAATTATATTCTGGTCAAAAGAGAATAAATGATTTTTTTGATCTAGATATGTATGAACATTCATATTATCATCATCAATCTCATGCTGCTGCTGGATTCTACACTTCTAAGTTTGATAAGTGTAATATACTGGTTATAGATGCAATAGGTGAATGGGATACTGTTTCTGTCTGGGAAGGTTGGATTAACAAAGACAAGCCTAAAATGAAAAAAGTTTGGAGTAGAAAATATCCATACTCTATAGGTCTGTTCTATTCCGCGATAACTAAAGCAATAGGGTTAAAGCCGCAAGAAGATGAATATATTACTATGGGAATGGCTGCTTATGGAGAACCTAAGTATTATGACCAGTTAAAAGACATTTTGCATTATCATAACTGTCACAGAGGACTGCCATATATATTAAAAGGATACGAAAACGATATAGCAGCGTCTGCGCAACTTTTGGTAGAAGACGAAATAGTTAATATAGTAAAAGAACATTGCCACCATCAAAATTTAGTAATGATGGGAGGTGTTGCTTTAAATTGTGTTGCTAACAGTAGAGTAGCTAGGCTAGGGAAAAAAATATGGATAATGCCAAATCCTGGAGATTGCGGATCTGCTCTTGGAGCTGCGGCTTTGGCGTACGGAAAGAAAATTAAGTGGGAACATCCATATCTTGGTACAGAAATAAAAGGAGACGTGAATGTTAAGGATTTGGTTAATTATCTTCTTAAGAATCAATATTGCGGTATTGCTAACAGTTTTGCAGAGTTTGGTCCTCGTGCACTGGGGAATCGTAGCCTTGTGGCTGACCCTCGATACGACATTAAGGACACTGTTAATAAAATTAAACGGAGACAGCGATTTCGACCCTTTGCACCTGCCATCTTGGAAGAATTTGCTCAAGAATACTTTGAAGGTCCAATGAATGAATACATGCAATTTGTTGCTATGGCCAAGCATGATTATGATTCGGTTACTCATATAGATGGCACCGCGCGCGTTCAGATTGTAAAAAAAGATTGTAATTCAATAATAAGACCATTATTAGAAAGTTGGTATGACAAAACTAAATGTCCGATGCTACTTAACACAAGCCTAAATATAAAAGGGCAACCAATGGTTGACAACGAAAACGATAAGAGACAATTTATGAAAGAGTACAAAGTTAAGGTGTTTTAATGAACGAAAAAATGATTAAACAAGCAAGACTAAGCGACGGTTCTGAAATTATATGTGAACTAATTGAAGAATATGAACAAGAGATTATAGTCAGAGTTCCTCTTAAAATAGTGAAGATAGATTTGTCCTATGAAAAATCGATTTATACGTTTAAACCTTATATGACATACACAGAATTTACAGACAACTTCATAGCTTTAAACTGGGATCATGTTATTGCAATTGCTAATCCTCATAGTGAAATATTGAAGCAATACGTGCGCGCGATTAAAAAAATTGACAAGTTAAGAGAAGAAAATGATATACCATACAGCACGGAAGACGAAGCTATTAAAAAAGTTTTTGACAAAGTAAAAGATAAGATGGATCTTAGTAACGTTCCTGGAGGAGAGATGGATTCTGCATCATCTAATGTTATATACGTACCGTTTTCAACAGATAAAGATAAAATGCACTGATATATATCCTTCCCCCTCCAGAAAACCTCTATTAATTATACCATATTTTTCATGGTTTGTACACAGTTTTTTTCACATTTTAACAATTTTTTTAGTTTACTTTTACGTGAAAATAGATTATAATATTATTATTGAAAGGTAAAATAGTATGGCGAAACGTAGCAAAAATGTTCATTACGTAAACAACCAAGAATTTTCTCAAGCAGTTGTTAGTTATGTGGGAACAGTAAAAGAAGCAAAAGATGCAGGTAAACCAATTCCAGTAGTTACAGATTATGTGGCTACATGTTTTTTAAGAATAGCAGAAAATCTTTCTCATAAGTCTAACTTTATAAGATATACTTACAGAGAAGAAATGGTTATGGATGCTGTAGAAAATTGTCTGAAGGCCGTTGAGAACTACGATATCAATGCTTCAACGAGAACTGGAAAGCCAAATGCTTTTGCATACTTCACACAGATAATTTGGTATGCATTCTTAAGAAGAATTACTAAAGAAAAGAAACAACAAGATATTAAAGAAAAATATCTTTCTCAATCTGGTATTGAAGCTTTTCTTGCTGCAGAACAAGGAGATATGTCAACTCAAGTCGTTACACACTTTGTAGATACTCTAAAAGATAGAATCGATAAAGTTAAGACACATGATGCTGATTTAAAGGCTTTCGCACAAAAACAAAAAACTAGAAAGAAAAGAGCAGTAAACGTAGATTCAGATCTAAGTGAATTTATGAAGTAAAAATAGGAAGGAAGAATGAAAGTTGCAATTTTAAATGATACCCATTGTGGTATCAGAAACAGTTCTGATGTTTTTTTAAATAACTCTGCTGATTTTTATGATAAGGTATTTTTTCCTTATTGTTTAGAGCATGATATAAAGCAGATAATACACTTAGGTGATGTATATGATCATCGTAAGTTTATAAACTTTAGAGCATTAAATCACTATAGAAAACATTTCTTAAATAAGATCAGAGAATATGGTATGATCATGGATGTTATTCCTGGCAATCATGATACGTATTATAAAAATACAAATGAACTGAATTCACTAAAAGAATTATTAGGACACTTTATGAATGAGATTCATATCATAATGGAACCTAAAGTTATGGAATATGGTTCGTTAAAAATGGCTTTGCTCCCTTGGATAAATGGAGAAAACTACGATAGGTCTATAAACTTTATAAAAGACTGTAAAGCAGACTGGTTAGGTGGTCATTTAGAACTCAGTGGGTTTGAAGTGATGAGAGGTGTTACACAAATGCATGGAATGGATCATAAACTATTTCAAAAGTTTGAGTTAGTAATGTCTGGTCATTATCATGTTTCATCGAAACGAGACAACATCTGGTATCTTGGAAGTCAGATGGAATTCTTTTGGTCAGATGTAAATGATCCAAAATACTTTCATGTGATGGATACTGAGACTCGTGAAGTTAAGATGATTCAAAACCCATATACAATGTTTGAAAAAATTCTATATGATGATTCTAAAGAAGACTACACACAAAAAGATGTTAATTTCGTTGATAATAAATTTGTTAAAATAGTTGTAATAAATAGAAAAGATTTGTTTACATTTGACTCATTTGTTGATAAAATACAAAATAGACCAATACATGATTTGAAGATAGCAGAAAACTTTGAAGAATATCTTGGTGAAAATGTAGAAGATGAATCAATATCTCTTGAAGATACTGGTACCCTTCTTGATAGTTATGTTGATGCTGTTGATACAGAACTAGATAAAGATAAGATAAAGGTATCTATGAGACAATTATTAAGTGAAGCACAGGCAATGGAAATAGCATGATAATATTTGAAGCCATACG